AGTATGTCAGCTGGAAGAAGCGGATTTTATTTTATTTGAAATAGTTGAAGGACTACAAGGTATTGGTAATAAGTATTTATTTTTAGAAAAACAGGCTGTGTATGTATCTTGTGTGTATTATAGTTCTAATAATGTAACGGCAATGTATATTCATAAAGAGATGTACCTTAATAACATTAGTGAGGATGTAAAGTTGAGACTGTCTAAAGTAATGTATGGTCATGATTTGTTTAGTTATGGACTTATAAGTACACCAAGAGTAGCACAAGGTATATTGCATATCAAGGATGTACAATATGAGAAATTCTTAGAAATTTATAATATAGATGAAAACGTTTGTAAATATAATTCAAAGTTCGAACAGGATGAGGGCGAGATAAACTCAATGTTAGAGATAATCATGCCCATAATAGATGGGACCCGTAAACTGAGAGTTGATCGTGTATCAGCATACCATTTACGACACATCACGGTCAAGGAATTGGCAAGATATGGAGTCAGAGACATAGCAAGCAAGACATACAAAAATAAGAGTCTTATTAAAAATGTATTGAAGTTTGATTTAACTGAAACCTTCTTTTGTGGCTTATTAATTTGGTTAATGTTACTACCGGCAAAACAAGCAGACATGTTTTGTTTATCAGATGTTAATACCTGGTTGTACAAAAATGAAGAAGATTTCTTTCTGAAGATTAAAAAGTACTTTACACTTAAACTTAAGGCAGTTCAAAACTTGATTGACATTGACCTGACACCATTTTTTGAGATGGAGGTATTAGTAAATAGAGGAATGGGTAATATTAATTGGGAAGAAGAGAAAGACCATAGGACGGAACCTAATGTATGTACTATAGATGCAGTAGACATTTATAAGTATAGTTTGGAGTTATTTTCAGACATAAAAACGACTGGCTCAAAACCTAGAAATAAAAAATGGTCAGATTTCTGGGAGAGTAGATGGGAATGGGCACCAACGGGGGTGTATCATACTCAATATGATGAGGACAATAAATACTTGGATGAGGAAAAAGAATGTAGGAATAAATTAAATGCTTTGAGTAGGATGGAAGAGAAAGAGGTAGTACATTTCTTGGATAGAATACCGAGTATGGTAGCTTGGCCGTCAGTTAAATATGAGTGGGGTAAGCAAAGGTCAATATATGGTGTGGATATAACTAATTTTATATTATCAGCTTTTGCATTTTCTGATTGTAA